ATGCTGTGGATGCCTATGTATTGGTCGTGGGGACATTCCCCGAATACCGCATAGTAGGAGCGATGGAGGGCTATCGCTTGATGCGTTCGCATCGCATGAAAGACTTGGGTCATGGCAAAGTGTTTGTTGCCACCCAAGAGGAGCTGAAACCAATAGACCAATTGTGACAGAGTTTGAACATCTTAAAATGATGGTAACCCCACTAAGCACCTGCGACAAAAGAGCGGTGGCTGCTGGGTGTTACGTTGGCGAAAACTTTATTACAGCCGCCAACCATTGCGAGAACACTGGACACATTTGCAACAGAATGGAACTGGGTTCAGGTGATCAACCGGATCTTTGCCAATCGATCCACGCCGAAATAGGGTTGCTCAACACATTGAAGGTTATGAAGATTGACATCCTGCCCACTATCGTTTGGGTTTATGGACATTATTATGCATGCCAATCATGCGCAAAAGCATTGGCCGACTTTGGCATCAGGGAAATTAGAATAAGACAATATTAGTTATGACCTCCATCACAATTGAAACAAAATATGGCCACTGTTCGGTGGCCATGCAAGACGACGACCTGACGATCGATGAAATGATCGCTTTGTTTGAGCAAACACTATCAGGCATCGGGTACCACTGGAATGGAAACATCGAACTCATCTCCGAATATGATATCAAGATCAGCCCCTCAACACAGAATTAAGCTGCTGCCAGAGGACAGTGATGAGCGTAAGAAGTGGCCCATCTACTCTGGAGTGTTGTCACCATTTCCAAATGCCATCGCTGCGATCGCTCGCCAATCCTATATGGGAAACGAGAAACACTGCGATGAGTCCGAACCCATGCACTGGGAATTTAATCAATCTAATGACCATCACGACTGTTTGATGCGTCACCTCCTAGAAGAAGACTATGTGGCCGTCGCTTGGCGTGCCTTAGCTCTACTTGAAACCAAAATTCAAAACCAACATGAAACCTGAAGATATTACAGACGAACAGCTACAAGATCGACTAATTGAAAACACATTCAACAAGCAATCTGTGCTTGATGTGTTTGCATCTATGTCTACGAACACCTACATCAACTTCGCTCACCAAGTGGCAAAGGATCAGGTCGCCAAGACCTGGGAAAACATCACCGGATCCCAGATTGATGAGTTGAAAAAACAAATGGCAGGGGGTGAAGGTGAAGGTTGAGTGGGGTGAAGTGGCTCAGTGGTCCAAGTTTTGGATGTCATCTGATTCGGGAATACCTAGGTCCATTTGTCCCCTAATTGGCGGACCAGCAAATCATAGCATATTGCCTCTAGATCGCCAGAAAATAACGGTGGAAAGGGGTGGGTGTTCCTATCATTTGCAAGAAGTTAATATCGATGGCGAGATTTTTACGGCCTACAGATGCCATGGATTGTTTGACACGGATTTCTACAAGATGCTGAAACTTTGGCTGCCAGGATATTACGAGGAAAAAATAAATGAACTTATCTCTGATAAAATAGAGATAGCTTGACTTCCCCATTTTGACCCCATCTAATTGATTTTTATATTTATTCATTAGTGTAGTCATCATCACAACATAGGTGGTTTTTATTAATTTTTCCCACCTATAGCAAGGGGAACCCTGTTAAGGGTTCCCCTTTTTTTGTCCTAACTGACGATGCTTACGGGCCGGGCGGCAAGTATGGGATCATACTCCGTGACAATACACCCACCCTTATTAGCTCACTAATAAGAGGCTTGTTGGATTGCTTCAAACGGAATGGGCCATTTGGGTCGGTGAGACGCCGTATTCTATCTTGGGGATCCATGTTTTTAATGATTGATAGTCCAGCGGGTAAATTGGGTTCAGGAGTGAGGGATTTTCTGACCATACGCTTATGAAGGCTAACCAAGCTTTTTATCTCTGATGGATTTACTTGGCCACTCATGTTCCTTATGGCCTTCAGTCTCTCTTCTGGAGTAGATCCCAAGGACTCATACATGTCTGTTTTTGTAATAGGTTCATCATATGGCATCGGGCTGTAATAACCTGTTACAGTTTCAAATTTGTCGTTAGTAGATAATGATGTTTCATCTAAAACTCCTAGTGCTTGTTTCTCATCAAGCCCCAATATCTTTAAATTCTCGTAGTGCTTTGTAAGCTGTTGCAATACACCCTCTCTATCTTTGTTTAACTCCACGTATTTCCTATCATATTGCTCTTTAATGTCGTATTTTCTACTAGTGCCAAGCAACGCTTTAGCGTTATTAATAGCAGTTGTTTGCGGAGCCATTCTCCTAGCGGCGTCCCGCTCCAGGTCAAACTCTTCAAACCTAAATCCCAAAAGCCTACCAGCTAAAGCACCCATTTCTAATGCATTCTCCTGTCCCCTTATGGTGCTATTCCATCGGTCGAGTTCTCTTACAACGCCCGGTTCAAATGCTATCTTAATGAACTCCTGCAAGTTGTCTACCAGCCTGTTGGCAATACCCGGTTCTACACTGATCTCTCTACCATTCTGGTCTTTGCCGGATAGCAATGCTGGTGCAGCTTGTAAAAGAAAACCACCCTCTCCTAAAAAATTATCGGCTAATAGCTTAGGCAAAACCTCTAACCTTTGTTCATCCAATCCCGCTCTCAATGATGAATACAGCATTGTTTGAGGAATCAAATATTCAGAATCAAAATATTTACCAGTCTTACCGTCCTCATTCATGAGAACAACCATGCGTTTTCCGCGATGCCATGACTTCGCTACAGTCTCGTTGAAAGCTCTCTTTTCGTTTTCGTTCAAGTCCTTGAAGTCACCAAATGCAGCTAGTTGGCTTGCGTTACTAGTAACCACATCGATCATTGCACCTCCACCACCTACGACGGCTGTTAGGGCTGCTGCTCTCTTCAGTCCAAGGTTTCGCAATCCCACTTGCGATTGCTTATTAAGCTTTATGTTGGAAAGACCTATTTCCTTCATAAATTCATCTGGGCTTCTCATCATCTTAGTAGCAAACCTACCCTGGTTATACATATTCCGCATAAGTTCTGCGGTAAAGTTGATGAACGGGTTGGCAACACCGATCTGAGATAATTTCTTCAAAAGCTCTGGCACCTTGTCATAGTTTTGGAAGGTAGCATTAACCATCCTAGCTGCTGCCTCCTCGAGTTGGGCTTTGTTTTCTGGGTTGGCCAATTCGGGAATTGCTTTTATTAATTGTCTTTGGGTACCCCTCCAGCTTACATAACGCATGGTAACATCACCCACATTATAAACCTTGCTAAATGGGGATGCAATGGCCTGTACGGTGTTTCCTAGTAATCCACCTTTGCCAGCCCTACGCAACTCGCTTGTTAATACGTTTCCACTCCCAAGACCCAATTCCTCAAACCTGTTTTTGTCTTTATTGAAAGAAGCTCTAGCCTCTCCCTTACCATAAACAGCTTTTCTAAAACCACCGAACTCAGAAAAGGCGAGGCCAAAGCCTCTCTTCATATCCTTAAACGGATTGATCCCAGATGCTGCAACAGAGGCAAAGTTTCCTATCAAGTTGGGTGCATATGATGCAGGGTTGAAAAGTGTTTTAGATATTTTAGTTAGGCCAGTCAATGCGGACATATTGTCCAAAACAAATTTGCCAACCGCGTTATTCAACAATACGCCAGAGTCTGAATAAAATATATCTTGAAGACCTTCATTTACTTCAGGCGGAACCCTAATGTTAGCGTTTTCAGCGGCTGTTCTACCAAAGGAAGTCTGAGTCAATATAGGTTCATTACCCACTCTTGGCCTTCCACCATCCATTGGTTGCATGTTCAATGCTTGCTGTATTTTTTTATCGCTAAAAATCTGAATCAGTTTCTCATCTGTTTTTAATGCGTTGGTTAGCCTAGCCGTCTTTGCTAGGGTTTGACGCATTGTTTCGGCAGGATCTTGAACTTCGCCCAAAAACTCTTTCATCTTTGGACCATAATCTACTCTACCAGCCAATATTCCTTCGGCCTGGAAATTCATTTCGTTGGAATCCTGAACACGTTTGGCTCGTTGATCAGCTTTGTTCATCCTGTTAGCCGAGTATTGAAGCCGCCGATCCATTTCATTGGTTGCCTGTTCAATGGCATCCTCAGAAGCCTCCCTCTTGGTTTTATATTTCATCTCACCATTCGGAAGTTTTTCATTTATGTTCTTCTCGGTAAGACGTAATATTTCTTCGTTTAGGGCTTCATCTCGTAGTTTGCCGTCATTGGGAACAAATGTAGCATCCTCATAAAACCTATAGGTTTTTGTGGCATAGTTTCTTTTTACTATGCTAGATCCTACAACCTCCCTTAATTGTGCGTATAGTTCATCATCTATTTTGAATGCAGATTGTGGACCCAGTAATCCAATTAAATCATATTGAAGTTCTTCAACAGCATCTCTCCACTCAATCAAATCGTCCTTAACTTCGCTAAACAACTTAGGGTTTATATTGTTTGTATCATTCAATATAAAATTATTAATATCATCTACCAAGCTCTCTCTTTCTAGCACTGACAGCCTAACGTTTTTAATTGCCTTATCAACCGACTCGCTAGACCTAGCAGCTATACCGTCATATTTTCTTAGCTTTAGTCCTTGTTCTTCAAGCAACCTTACTATTTCTACAGGAATGCTTGTAGATGGTCTTGCAAATCTTATAAACTTTTCTCCCAATCTAGATATTGCACCCTTGATTCCTTTTCTTGCAGTTGTTTTGGGGTAAGAGATAGCAAACTCAGCGGCCCTAAAAGCTTGATAGGATCTAACGGAATCTTCGGTCATCTCTGATGTTTGGCTTTTAACTCTTTGCGAATAAGATCCACTTGCCTTTTCGTAGGCATTAGTCATATTCCTTTTAAATGCCTTAGCATCTGGATCAGACTTGCTTCTGAAAGCAGTTATATCAGCAGCTTGCTGTAGTGACTGCATTCCGGGTCTAACAATAATGTTCTTCCCCGATCTTTCATTTACTAGCCTCTCTGAAATACCAAGATCTTTATCTTCTGAGACTTCATTTATAAATCTATCAATAGTAAATTCTGCTTCTTTTGAATTTGGTGACTTTGCAAGATCATTGTAAAACGAGTTCAATGCTTCATCATCTTTATATATTGCAAACTTCAAATTGGTACGATCTATGTTAGATCTTATGTCCCGAGATATTATATTTGCTCTACCTATTGGACCATCAGCAGGTGTACCAACTTTACCAAAAAGATCATTCATGTCATTTTGGAAACCTTCTCTAAACTTGGTATTATCTGAAAGCTCTTGATCAATCTGCATAGGCGTCTTGTTGGCCATTTTGCTGATCATGCCTTTTTCAGGCATTAGATTTGTAACTTTATCAATAAGTCCTTTTTGCGCAGCAATACCAATACCCGTACCTGCCACCGCACCAAATCCAGTACCCAAAGAAGCACTGATTAAATACTCATCAAATGTAGGAAACCTACCTTCATCTATTGCTGTTTGTATTGTTCGTTCTCCGGCGGCTATGCCTCCGCTGCGGATCGCTTCAGTTCTAGCAAAACGAGAAAGCTGGGGTATAGCTAGTTTCCCTGTCGCCGTCGCAGCCAATTTTCCAGCACCGGGTATTATATTTAAAGCACCAGACCCAACCATTTGACCAAGGGAAAAATCATTTCCCATGGCTTTCTGAGCTAAATAGTTGGATGACATGCCGCCTATAAAGCTTATCACAGGATAAGATACCCCAAGGGTGTATGGTGCCAATGCGGCCCCAAGTGCTTGAGAAGCTACACCTCCAGTGACGTCAATAGCCATGGCACCAGCAAACCGCCCAACCCCAGGGCCAGAGTCAACCTGAAGATCAGGCATCCCCTCTGTAATCGGTGAAGTTATATTGTAGTTTCCTATAAGTTGTGGCATATTTACTAATCAACCCCGCTTGAAGCTCTCGACTGGGTTCAAATCCCTATTCCTCGGAACATAATCTCCAGACCGTCTCGACTCTAAAGCCTTTTGGTTTTGGAATCTAATTAGTAGATTTGTTATGGCACTGTTTAAATACAACCTGGCCTTTATTTCATCAGAAGTGTCAACCTTGGATTTGTCACCAAGTTCTCCCTTAAATCCCAAATCACTAGAAAAAGTTTTATCGATAGCAGATAATATTCTTTTCCTATCATCTCCTCTGTAAGGTCCAGAAGCACTTCCAAAATTCTTTTTGGCCATTTCTTTAGCTTTAAGAATTAAAGAAATTGAGTCCATTTCACTAATTCTGTCCAATCTGTTCTTTAACTCAAGGCTAGCCTCCAACGCTCCTGACCCAAGTCCATCGATTCTATTTTTAGGTATTGGAGCAGGTGATAATGAAATTGGTCTAGCTTTTCTAAATGGCAGCCCCCTTAATAAATCTTGTGGCTGTAAGGAAGTTGATTTTCCTTCTTCAAAATCAGATATAAAAGCCTTACCTTTTCTAACAGGAAGTTCTTTTTCTATTTTTGATTTATCTTGTTTTGGTTTTAGACCTTCAATAATAGTTTCTGATTCCCGCCTAGCCAGTGATCTAATCTGTTGAAAAAACTCATCACTATAATCGGCATTAGGATCTTGTTTAAGACTAGATATAAATCCTTCCAATTCTTTCTCATTTATATTCCCCTTTTTGTCTACCAAATCTCTGGTAGTTTGCGAATATACAGATATTACATCTGCTGGAAATGAGGTTTGAGGTTCAGGATCAACACTGACAGCCGAATCACCCATTGCGGGCTGTTGGGTTGGCATACCTTGTTCCGCTTGGGGTGCTAATGGCATCGCCGAAGACGGGACTGATCCTCCTACTTGTGGCTGCCCCATGGGCTGCACTGCACCCATTCCGGCAGGAGACTGACCTGGAAGAAGAGGAGCGTTCCTTAGCTCTATTCCCAAGTCGCCAGGAAGTCCAGAGAAGGGATCAGTGCCGGAAGCTTCCGACAAAAGAATTTTGGATTTTCCCAGTTCGTAATCACTTGGAAGTACCAGGCCTTGATCGTTTAAAGCCTCAAAGGCAGCAAGTCTACTTTTAGCCGTGGGAGTTAGGTCTTCCAATGGTCCATCCATGGTTACAATTGTAGAGTTGTTGTTGCCCAAATACACACGCACCCTTTTCTTTCCGTCACCCAAGTCCTCCAGAACTTCTGGCTTACGCCGGATTGGATCTTTTTTGTCCATAGCGGAATATATCTGAACAATGTCATTGGCTGGTAATCCGACGATTTGTTCTGAAAGGGTTTCTCTAGTTATTGTTCCATCTTGTACGCCGGACAATACACTACCAACCTTTACACTTCTATCAACAGAACTATCCAATCTTTCTTCGACAGCTCTCATCTGGTCCAGTTTTTCTTTATCGGTTTGAGCTTTTATGCCAACCCTAGCATCCACCGCATTTAACGCTGTGGTCGTATCTGGAGTATTCATACCAGCCCGCTCAATACGAGAAATCATATTCTCTGGATCTTCGCCTTCCTTCATCCTCAAAATATCAGGAAGTATTAGCTGAAGGTTTTGAGAAGAGTTTTTGTTGATCCTCTCCACATCCCTGTCGGCTTTCATGTCTCTTATTCTTTGTCTAGATTCTCTTAGCCTAACCCTAGATTCAGTTTCAAGCCGATCGGCGTTTCTAGCATCTATTCCATATTTTATGACATTATCTGCACCTACTAGTTTTACCAATTCAGCAGAATCTGTAACGCCAGGAACTTGTCTCACAAAACCGGGATCCTTTAAAAGTCCCTCAGCCACCATTTGTGCTGCCTGGTTCTTTTGTTTTCTTTCGTCTAGTTGCCTCTTCTTCTCTATGTTTAAATTTATGGTGTTTAGTAGACCAGAAGCAGCCTGAGACTTAGCCTGCTGTGCGGCGGCAAGGTTGTTTATAGATGGAGCCAAAGCGGCAAGTACCGCTGGCGATGTTCCTCCTGAGAATGTAGCCATGTCTTTAAGTGTTTGTTGTTTTTAAATTAACCAAATTGAGATCGATATTGGTTAGTGATATCTAATGGTCCGCCATAGCCACCCACTATGGTGGTGGCTGGACGTTGTTGAACCAAACCAGCATTTGCCCCTCCTCGAGGTTGTAGAAGACCAAACAAATTCCCCAAAATGTTGAGGTCTGCTGCTTTTTCCCCTATTCTCAAAGCCTCCTGGTCCAACCCAAACTGACGCTCTCCTGCCTCTAATCCAAACAATTCCATTGGGCTTGGTGTGGCAGCAGATGCCTGCCTTGAGATGTCTCCGGCCAATCTAATTCCGGGAGTGAGGTCGGCAGCCTGTACGGCAGCTCCGGTAAATGGAGATAGAGCGTATGCTTCTCTGGTGGCCATGTCCGCAGTTAGCTCGCCAGCACCAAAAAAATTCTGCATCCTTTGTGCGCGCAAACCTTCGTCTGCTCCTACCAAACTAAAAATTTCGTCAATGTCTCCCAGTCTATCTCTAGCCCTAGTGTCAGATTTAGCTCGGCCAGCCTCGATCGCATCTCTTCTCTGCCTTCCACTAAGCCCTTGGTCCATTCGTGCCATTTCCTGCTGACGAAGAGTTTGCAAATCCTGGAAGGTGTCCCTCATTTGTCCAACGCCCTGCAATGGAGAAGCAAAAGCGTTAATCATATCTTCATAGGAAGCATCTGCTCCGGCCCCTGATGCTTCGCCTAATGCACCTGTCTGCTGTCTAGCCGTTTCTCTAGCAACATCAAAGCGATCAATTTGGCCATCTCCCGTCATACCTAGTTCTCCCCGGGCGAAGGCATCGAAGCCCGCTCCGGAAAGCCCAGCCATGTCTCCTACAATGTCGGTAGCTGCTGGGGTGTATTCCCCCATAAAATCTGTTAGTTCTGGCAATGTGCCGTTTTCGGACATTGTCGCTGGAATAAGTCTTGTTGCCATGTTAGGTTGTGGTTCTTCTGGATCTGGTGGTGGTCTTCGTGGTGGTTCGCCGTCTGGTGAATCAGGCATGAATACAGGTACTTGAGTTTCGTCGTCGTCGCTGTTGCTAATTGATAATGCTGCACCACCTGTTAAAATGGTTCCTACCCCTATTGAGGTGTTGGGAAATCCTGGAAAACGAGTTCTTGGACCGAGTGGTCTAGGATTGGCTCGCTGAATGGTATTTTTGGGTTGTGTGTTTTTCTCGTCCTCCTTTTTCTGCTCCTGATCTTTCTTGGTTTTGTCATCATCGGCATCGATCTGCTGTCCGCTAGGATAGTCGGCTGTGTCGTCAGTTACGGAGTACCCACCGCCACCTACATCTCCGAATATAAGGCTATCGACTGAGTCTTCCCTAATGTCTTCTTCTTGTTCATAAGCGTCGTATAACCCTGGAAAATATTCAAAATCATAACCAATGTCGGGGTCGGCCCCAGAAGTTGAAAACGAATCAAGCTCAAAAGTTTCGTCGGAACCCAAATCCAAGTCATCGTAGTATCCGTCGTCTTCGTATGGATCTATGTCTGTGTCGGCCATATCTTCAACCTTCTAGGGTAGCCACTCTAGCTTCCAAAACCTCGATCTTAGCTACAGCCTCTTGTAGTGCTGCGGTCAAAAGCGGTACTAGTTTAGATTGGTCGATGCCTTGGTAGTCGGGAACACTGCGAGTACCTACCACTGCCTCGGTGACAAGCTCCCCTTCCTCGTTATAGACCGCAGGAGACACTTCGTACTCTTGGTCTTTCATAGCATCTTTTTCGCCGCCTATTGCCTCGGGGACAATATCCGATACCTCATGTGCTAGGAACCCGTCCAGGATGCGATCTTCATCAATAAAATTGAATTTAACAGGCTTGAGTTGCTTTACGCGATCAATGCCGTCCACCATGTCTGCCACATTTTCTTTTAAACGATAGTCTGATGATGTTTGGTAGGCTACGGATGTGGACCCAGTAATTTCTATACTTCCAGCCTCTGTAACAGAACTGGATGTGTTGTGAAACGTGACAACATCTCCGGTGCCTTGTCTCGAAAAATTACCAGCCGCACTGTTGGTCCGGCTAACATGAAGTGTAGAACCATTGGACCCTTGGCTTTCTAGCATAATACCATGTGACGTGGTATCTGTTATTCCGGGGAAAGCCCCCGATCCGGACTTGTTATGATAAACGTGGTCGCTAGTACCAGATCCATCCCCTATTTCCAGTCTGACAGTAGGATTTGTATTGTTGATCCCCACATTGCCAGAAGAATCAATCCGCATGCGAGTTGTAGTTCCTGTATCAAATAGTAATTCGCCAGCATCAGTAGAGATTCCCCCAGATGTCGCTCCGCTTTCGCGAAATCTTAATCGAGGCGTATCAGTCGTATCGGTGTCATCAATGACAATTTCGGCACCAACTCCAGCTACAACTAATGCTTTGTCGGCATTCGAAGTACCTACTCCAACATATCCATCGTGATCAATAGTTAAATCAGTTTGGCCTGCTCTACCAAGTCTAAAAAAACCATTAGTATCGCTATCTAAGCGCCAAAAGTCATATGATCCGTCTGCGTCAGCGTGGTTGTACAGCCTTATTTCTCCACCCTCCGCAGCCGAGTTTGCTCCGCCAAATACGTGAATAGAACCAGCAGTTGCGTTATCAATACCAACATTTAATCCAGCAGTGATAGTTCCAGCACCTACTACATGCAGTGCCATAGTAGGTGAAGCAGTTCCAATCCCCACTCGGTTATTAGTTGAGTCTACCTTAAGGGTTGTAGTGTCTACTGTTAAGTCGCCAGATGCTGTAAGACCAGAGGAACTAATTACAACACGGTTAGACGATCCGTCTTCAGGACGAAATGAATGAGTGATTGCATCATAAAATGCTTTATTAGCCTGTGAACTAGACGCTCCATATAATTCAATATTCGCACCATCAGTATCTCCACCTTTAAGAATAAGGTTTCCAGTGTTTCCAGACTGTTTAACTGACCCAGTTACCGAAATGTCCCCCGATATATCTAACTCTGTTGCAGTGATTTTATCATTAAATGTAGCAGCTCCGGCGGCTGACATATCAAGCGTAAGCGCCGTGATTGTGGAACCTCCATCGTTACCAGTTAAGATAATGTCAGCATCACTTGTATTTGCGTGAATGGTAAAATCTCCGCCAAGAACATCTAGTTCTGGGGTAGCATCCGTATTAAAAATAAACCGCTCTGTCCCAGCATCCTTTATTCTAATTTGCGCGCCATCGGCGTCCAGTATAATGTCGCCGGACGAGTCTATGGTGACATCCGTACCATCATTAGTAATTGTATCTAATGCAATGGAGCCAACATTTGTGATGTTGTTGTCATTGAAGGATGTTGTCCCCAAACTAATGGTTCCAGTGGCCGTCAGGTTGGATGTGCCAATATCTATATTGCCAGCCACCTTCAACTGACCGCTGCCATTAAGTTGAACACCTCCACCAGTTTCAACCGCCCCTGATGCAAATGTTGCATTATCAACTAAATTATCTAGTTTTGTTGCTGTTATTTGTTCGCCGTCTGCGAAATCTTGTCCTTTAACTAATATAGCCATTATTCTGCTGTTGCTGGGTTTCTGAATGTTGTAGCTCCTGCCACCTTCAGTGATCTAAATTTTGGTCTTCCAAATGTGGTGTCTAATGTAAATTGTAATCCGTAAGCTCGATTGTTTCCTATCCTTCCCCGAATCGAATAATCTTCTCCGGCTGTTAGTTGGTTGCCGCCATTAAAACTTGCTAATGTTCCTAGAGAAACATTGCTATCAACATTCTCTGTCTCGACAGATAGGTTTCCATTACTTTCTAGTTCTGGTTCGGACTCTATGTGCAATTCGAAATTGTTCCACTTTTTTCTATCTATGGATTTTAGTGTGTACATTCTGGTGGTAGCGGAAGATACAACAGCCTGCGATCCTGAAGTGGATCCAACTTGGGTGATAAACACATCATTGCCTCCAGTGCCGCCCTCGACCTTGTGAACTCCGCCATTGCGATTAATAGCGTACACTCCTCTGTTTGAACCCTTTCCTGCTACGATTAGGTTCGTGAAATCCCAAGCAGAATCATTGATAGAGTCTACTGATTCCCAAGCCTTATTGATGAAATTGTATATCAAAAGTCTGTTGTTTGTTTGGCTGGCAACCCTGTTACCCTGATCATCTATAAAAAATGTGGGTACAGCTATGAAATATCTGTTGTCAAAATATACAGCTACAGCATTCTCGGCAGCATCTTTATTTATATCTTCAATGGTAGCTTGGATGGTGGCTGATAATGGAAGATCCCTTCCACGCAAATTGTAGAGGTCTTGGAAGTCCACACCGTAAACTCCATTGTCGGAGAGGAAGATGAGGTTGTTTGCTACCTGGACAATACTTTTGCGGGCCAAGCACCCCACCTCATCGGTGATCAATGTGCTTTTTGCCTCTTTTAATTTTAGGCTATTACTGATTAGGTGTATGCTGTTTCGGTTAAATACCACTAGCTTATCTTCCGAAAATGAATGAAGCCCTACAACAAAATCAGATGTTCCTGCATTTAGCCTAAATTGTCCATACATGTAGTCGTAAGTAGAATCATCCAGTATCTGAGAAAAGATAAGTTCGTCGTGTATGTTGCGATCGGTAATAGTTGTACCGCTTGTATCTTCGCTCATCTCATACCTGTATGGAACCACTATTCTTTTCTGGTGGTATGCACCAAATGGAGGTGCTGGCATATGTGTATACCCGGCACCCTCGGAAGCTTGTTCTACAAATATTGGAGTGGATGTCAGCGTGTCTTTTGACGTTGAACCTGTTGTCCCCTCAGTTGGCACCGAGAATGTAAAACCTTTTTTAATTGCTACGGTGGGAGACCCGCTGGGTCCTTGGCTGCTTAGTGTTCCAGATATATAAACTGCAAAGGTGGTTGTGCTTGGCACCTCGGCAATGATTCTGTTTCCATCAATCGATGAATGATAATTTGCTATGGTAATTGGATCGCCCACCTTAAGTCCGTGAGCAGAACCTGTGGTTAGTATTGCTTTATTGTAACCGGTAAATTCCTCAATTCCAGCAGTGGTAGACAAGCTGGTTGTGGATATGGATTTTGTAGCACCATCTGCAAAAACTTCCTTTACTGAAAATTCAACATTTTGAATTAGCCCAGATCCGCTAACATCGTACTCGGTTTCATCGGGATCTACGATGTCTTTATTCACACCATTTTTTATAAATACAGAAGTCCCTTGGTTTAGGGATCCGGTATCCGATACCACGGTGGCTATCTGGTTTACAATTTGAAAGCTACCAGCAGCAACTATGATGTCTTCGGGATATTGGAATGATCCATTGGGGACTCGGGCAAATGCCGGAGTTCCGGTTAGTACACCGTTCCACTCTAACGCCACCTTGCCGTCTCTAAAGATAAACACTTTATTGAATGCCTGTAGAGCTTGACCTCCCACAGCATCCAATCCGCTAGGATATGCTATATCGGTGACGGAATTGTCTGATAGTTTTACAACACTAGCTTTGTTTGTCCCTACGCACAATGCATAGCTTTCCGAGTTGTTGTTTGGATCGCTGTATTCGATCGAATCTTCAATTTCGTTGATCGCGGTATCATCCAAATGTGGCCCACGAACAGTGCCAACACCCGTAATGGTAGAGAGGTTTGTTACAACCAATGTAATTTGGTTGTTCGCCGGGGCGGTTACAATGGCATAGTTTCCATCTATGGTAACGCTTTGCCCAGAACCGTCGTTACCCGAAAATCCAGTTAGATTTACTACCTGGCCTACCCAATCTTCTTTTGCTACAGTTTTATAGGGGAATGCATCTGATGAAAAGGTAATGGTTACAGTGCCGCTGCTAACGGATGGCGTTCCCGAAATAGATGGCCATGCATCATCATGTAATCGGACGGCACCAGTCTTTAAGGGAGCTGGTTGGAATGGTGTAGCTAAAAACAATAATGGTTTGCGGGTTTGCCACTCACCGTTTATACCCAATCTACCATTGTTTGATTCGGTTAATACGCCTGTGGGTAATTGGTCTGGACGCAAACGATTATTGAACCCAACAAAGCCTGTATCGAGTTCTTCTATGATTCGGTCATCCTGCTGACCATATGTATCGTATCTTGCCATTAGCAATTCCAAGCCCTGCGGCTCCAGTAGTTAGCTGATAGTTTATTCTTAGTTCCTTTTATGCCTCCAGACCTAGCACAGTAACTCTTCTTTCGTGCTGGGTTTCTTTTCTTGATGGACATGTTAGCATCGCCAAATCGTATGATTTTTTCTTTCCCACCTTGGCAGGCTTTCACGACGGACTTCTTCCCACCAGACACTTGTCTGCGAGGGACGTTGCACTTCATGTTCTTTTTGTTGATAGCCACTAGTCTATCGTTTGCACTTACGTTTAGCCTTGGATCTTGTAGATTTGGATGGGCGTCCTACTTTTTTTCCGTATGTTCCTGGTCCTTTTGGCATGTTATTTTCTCCTTATTGATTTTACTCTTTTAGGCTTACCTGCTGGTTGTCCTAACTTTTTTTTCTGTGAAATTCTTGATCGTTTCTGTGATGCAGTCATTTCGCCTGATGTAACTGGTGTGCGGCTGCTGACACGCTTTGAAGGACGACAGTAGGGTGTACCCCTCTTTTCTCCTTTACGGCGACCACAGGGTTTACCAGTGCGTACATCTACCCACTTCTCCTTAAACCACCGCTTTAAAGCAGCACCTTCCTTTGTCTTCCGTACAGCCATTATTTGGTCTTCTTACGCTTACCCCAATTAGCGGCACCCACCTTACGGCATTTAGCAATCGCCCCACTTGCATACGCAGATGGGAACACCTTGTAACGGGCTTTAACTTTTTTGTAACACGCGTCTTTTGGCATAACTATACTTCCTATTTAACTTGCGAGCTTCCAAAATAGAAACCCAGCAGAGCCAGCATTCCTTGCCTTACTTCTGGCAACAATACAAACCCCTCTAAATTTTTCCATTTATCTGCTCCTATTCCTAAAAATTTAAATATACCCATTTTTTGTGCCTCAATGGTTACTGGTATGTCAAAGAAGGCCATGATGAAGGGAGCAAATACCACTGAAAACAAGATGCACATAGCGATGAGTTTGCGTACCCACGCTCCGCTTTCTCCTGATCTTTGTGCTGCTCTATCTGCTGAATCATCTACTATTCCCTGTTTCTTGATCATGGACTGAATGGCGTTTGCTTGAATATTCATCTGTGCTGAAATTAATTTCATTACAAACCCCGTGACTCCGCCCCCAAGCATTGCCACTAGCTCACCGTTCATTTCTTGTCTCTTATCTCCTTTAATATTTTTAAAATAGAAAGACTCATGAAGACCACAGTGAATGCCGATGCTACTACCGATAGCACTTGGTCTGTTCCCGCTAGGGCTAGACCTGCTCCCGATCCTAGCACACCTATAACCGATCTTTCTACCATGTCTTTCACTTGTCGTACTTTGAGGCGTACTCATTAAGCTTGCTGATTGAAAGCCTTCTGCATTCCAAATCACTTTTGAGGTCTTGCCTGTTATCTATATTGAAACATTCTTTGTCAAAAAATATGTAGTCCCTAAAGGCTTTGTACTCCCATTCGTTCTCTTCGCAAATAGAACCCAAGATCTGTTCGTAGTCACTAATATCCAAGAACCGATCTCCATTGGAGCCACCTATCCTAGTAACAGTCCTCATGATCGTTCTATTACCAGCCTCCCGTGTTGATCTCTGTAGGTTCTCACCGAAACAGTTCTACGTGGTGGCGAACCGATCTCGTCCTTTAACATTTGCGGCACCATTGAAACGCCTTCGCTCTTAATCACTGCACCGCCTAAACTGCTAGGAGCTGCTGGAGG